CGTATAAATTAAATATATATGCATATTATGAAAACGAAACAAAATAAATCAAAGAATAATAAAACAAAAAGAAATAGAAAAATAACAAATAATATAATTGGATATATACATGTTTGTCAAAAAGGAAATTGGCATAAATCATACGATATGCTTATGCATAGTGTCAAAAAATATGGATTATACGATAGATTAAAAGAATTACGCATTGGTATTGTAAATGATGAAGGTATTATGATTGAAGATAAACGGTTTGAAGACCCAAAAATAAAAATAATTTTTATAGGAAAAAGTAAACATTATGAAAGACCTACTTTACTCCATATGAAACAATATAGTTATATAGATTCGCCAGATACATTATATTTTTATTTACATACTAAAGGAATCCGACATTTTGGTACAAAAAATGAAGCCACTGTAGTAAAATGGATAAAAGATATGTTATATTGGAATATACAATTATGGAAAAAAGCTGTAGATATATTACAAAAATATGATACATATGGATGTAACACATCTAAACGAAACAATCATTATTCAGGTAATTTTTGGTGGACTACTGCAAAACATGTACAAACTTTACCAAATAAAATAACAGAAGATTATACTGCACCTGAAGATTGGATAACAGTAAATACACATTTTTCTAATTATAACAAAGCTTACTCAGATAATCATGTGATGGGATATTGCGTAAATAATTGTGAACCTGACTTTAAAGAACCTGGAGATGAAGAATATGGCAAAACATTTTCTACTCCAGAATTTACAAAACATCACTATCTGACTAAATATTAAAACCATGGTTTCAATTCAAGTGTTTTATCCGTTGAAACACCAATAGGTCGTGCCATAGGAACAACAAGTGTACTTGCATCTTTCAAATATTGTAAATATCCTTTAGCTTCACTGTAAATACGTGGAACGCAATAATCAAGAACATATTGATTCAATTCTTGAATTTGTTCCTTAATATTTCCTATTCTATTTTCACAATGATTAAGATATATTGTTCTCATTGCTATTTTAAGTTCTGTATCCGATTGTTCAGAAATAATATATTTTTCGTTAGATAATTTATACACACCTGCACGTATACCATTTTGAATAATTTGTTGATTTTGTACCGAAAAATAAGCTTTTGACAATGGTGTTTCTAACCATATGCCATGTAATGCATCTTGAAAAGAAGAAGTATAAACTTTAGGAGTATCATATAAAGTTAATTGGTTCGGTACATTTAAAATATCAACTCTTCCATTTGCTTTCATATAATTGTAAAATAAAATATATAGAAATATTAAATGAATACTTTTCAAAATTATGTTTTTGTAACTACGTTATTTTGTTTATTAGTCGCATTAACTATTACGGCTATTGTTTTAAAAACAACCAAGGCTGATTCTTATCCTCCTGTAGTCGATAGCTGTCCCGATTATTGGTATAATTCCTATTATGATATGGATAGTTCAAATAATTCGACTAGCACATGTGGCACTTCTCAATATGGATGTTGTCCAGATAATATTACTGCCAAGACTGATGATGCCGGGTCAACATGTCCTCCTTCCAAGTGTTATAACGTAAAAAAATTAGGTGCAAAAACGGATACATGTAGTATGGAAATGGATTTTAGTAATTATTCTACATGTCAAAAACAAACATGGGCAAAAGGGTGCAATATAACATGGGATGGAATTACAAATATTTCAAGTGCGTGTTAAAAAGATATTAAATTTGAAATAAAATAATATTCGCATAATAAATGCCAAAAAAGACATATACAGAAATTATGAAAGAGTTGAAAACACCACCTCCAAAAACAGATGTTCCAAACCCTCATTTAGTAAAAATATCAAAAGAGAAGATTGTGAAAATATAATATATACTTTATCTATGCAAGCATTATTGATTGAATATGTAGGAACAGTTTTTTTCTTATATGTAATTATTGCTACTGGTAATCCTCTTGCTATTGGTGCTGCACTTGCCTTAGCAGCTTATATTGGTGGTCCTATATCAGGAGGAAATTTTAATCCAGCTGTCACAATATTGATGACACTTGCTGGAAAACAAAATCCATCATTACTCATTCCATATATAATTGTACAAATCCTTGCAGCACTTACCGTGTTCGAAATATATAAACGTGTAAGAATATAAATATATTTCATGTATTTGTGTATGTTGGTTTTATCGATTGATATTGGAATTACACATTTAGCACATTGTCTTGCATCAGTTACAGATACAATTCAAATTATGGATTGGGATGTATTGGATTTATTAGGAGACCAGCCTACTTGTACTCATTTTCATAAAAAACAATGTAAACATCCTGCATTGTTTTTTAGAGACACTTCTTTTTTTTGTAAAAAACATGCTGTACTTATTCCACCATTATCTGGATTAACTAAACCAGAACTAGCTGAATTATGTAAGCTACATAATATTAACTGTGACACAAAAGAAAAAATGGTAGAACAATTACAGAGTAAAAAATTAACAGAAGTAAAACGTAAATCGGCCAAAACATGTTCAGCAATTGATTTAGGAAAAGAATTAGTGAAACAATATGAACGATTTACCAAAGTAGATATTGTAGTTATTGAAAATCAAATAGGACCATTAGCAAATCGTATGAAAATGTTACAAGGAATGGTAATGCAGTATTGGATTATGAAACAGTCTGAAGTAGTATGTGTATCTTCTGCTAATAAATTAAAATTATTTCATAAAGGTCCATCTACGTATGCACAGCGTAAAAAAATAAGTGTGGATTGTGTTCGAAAATTAATAATATCAAATCATTGGGATACAGGGTTCGAAAAACATAAAAAAAAAGATGATTTGGCCGACACATTATTACAACTTATTTGGTATTTAAACAATATAAATGCGGATTACTTAAAATTAATTGTTCTTATATAAACATAATGGACGTAATACAACTTGGACCCAAATTAGATGGTTTAGAGGAAATTAAACTTAATTTTGACCCTATAGATACTCCTTCTACACCAACATTGCCTGGTGTAGAATTATTAATGAACAATAAAAAAAAAGATAAAGAACCTGGTGAAATTAAATTATCTGATTTAGATAAATTAGAAAATGAATTAAATTCACTTACACAAGTGAATACACCAAAAATAGAAATTAAATCGGTAGATGCACCCAGCATGGAATTTCCAAGAATTGAAATTAATGACTTACCTCGACCATCTGTTCAATTTGATGAACGTCCTATCAAAGTTGACAAATCTTGGGATGGGTTCAAGTCTATTAATACGATTGACCCCGATAAAGTAGCCGTAAAAGAAAATTCGGCAGAAGTATTACGTGAAAAGTTTAAGATATTACGAAAATTAGAAGATATTGAATCTAAAGGTGGACGACTTACTCGTAAATATACAATGGATTCATCCTTAGATGAAATGAAAGGTGAATATGAAAATATTGTATCTGAAAAAGAAAAATCAAACAGTGTAAAATTTCAAGGAAAAATGTTAATGGCGGCAATTACTGGTTTAGAGTTTTTAAATTCTAAATTTGACCCGTTTGATGTAAAGTTGGATGGTTGGGCTGAACAAATCAATGAAAATATTACAGATTATGATGAAATTTTTGCAGAATTACATGAAAAGTATAGGTCAAAGGCAAAAATGGCGCCTGAATTAAAATTACTCTTTCAATTGGGTGGCGGTGCAATGATGCTTCACATGACCAATACTATGTTTAAGTCATCTCTTCCTGGCATGGATGATATTATGAGACAAAACCCCGAATTGATGCAAAAGTTTACACAGGCAGCTGTAAATTCTATGGGAAATACTAATCCAGGATTTACAGGATTTATGAACAATGTAATGCCAAATATGTCACATCCAAGTGCACCTTCACAACCTTATGTAAATCGCGAACGAGCTCAACCACAACCTGATAAACGCCCTGATATGAGAGGGCCAACTGATATTAATGATATTTTAAGTGGATTAAAACCAAAACAATCCGAAGATGCAACAAGTACAGTTAGTTTAAGTGAATTAAAAGATATGAAAGATGGTTTAATCAAACCACGTCGTAAAAAATCGGATAAACATACTGTTAATTTAGATATTTAAATTACAAAAATATATGAAAAAGGTGGCATGTTTTTTAAGGATAATCCATATAAAACATGTGATAATAAATTAGATTATTCACTCCATTCTTTATAATTAAAAGGTGCAATGGTAAGATTTTTAAGTTTGGACTGCCAATATTCTACACGTTTATCAACAGCAGCTTGTGGAATTACTTGGGTTGGCATAGGACCATGTAATTTTGGTTTTTTTCCAAAACAATTTACACCAAATTTTTGAAGAATATTATTATTATATCCACCATTTACTCCAGGTCGACCACATTGTTCTTTATTTCCTACTTGTTGATATGATTCCCAACTTTTATATTGAGTAGGATACAATACCATATTGTCATCTGACCATCCATAATCACACCATTCAGCACCTTTATCATATGCATCTGTAACTTGTTTAATATTGGCAATTTGTCCATTATAAGCTTTGCAGATTGCTTTAGCATTCATGTAATCATATCTACCCTGTACATGATATGTTTGTTGTTTAGATGTATCTAAACTGATTGGGTTAGGTTTTTTATGTTTTTTAGTGGGTTGAACAATGGCAACGTCAACTTCGGGTTTATTAAATAAATTTTGTATTGTAGCAGTTAAATTAATTCCCAAAAAATATTGTGTTCCAATAATACCAATAATAATGACCATAATTATAAATAAAAGAATTTCCAAAGAAGAATAAGAATTGATTAAAAAAATAAAGATAAGCATAAGAATTAATATTGGAATGATTATAATTAACGGATCCATATACTTACTTTATTTTTTTTATTTATGAAATATTAAAAAATCTATTAAAGCTTTTATGCTTTATCTTCCTTAACTCTTTCTAAATAATAAACAGTAGGCATTAGGAGTAATTACTTTATCTGGGGGAACAGTTGTTATACTTCCATCATCAAATTCTATCCATGTATCTTTACGAACAATTGTAGAATAATGACCTCCATTT